AGCCGCCGCCTGGGTAGCCTCGACTGAATCTGAGGGACGCTTCAAGTACTTCGCCGTTACCAAGAACAATGCAGGTAACGATGTACTGTGGGGCGGTAACAATGTAACGGATACAGGTAAGACTATCAGCGGTGCCCACAACAACAGCACGACTACCATCACAGCCAACGCTGACATCTCAGGTGACGTATCGGTCAATGACATCATCGTCTGTGGTGTAGGTGCCGACGCAGAGCAAGAAGCCATGCTGGTGACAGCCGTCTCCAGTGCCGCTATGACGGTGATACGGGCCTATGGCGATGGTGCCGTGATATATGAGGGAGGCGAGAAGATACACGTCCTCTACCCTCATGGCATACGCTCCAGTTCTGACCCCACCAACTCCGGTGCGTGGTCTTCTCTCACCGCCATCGGCCAGAAGGAAGCACCTATCGTCGGACTGGCTGTGGAAGAAGATACCGATACTCTGCTGATAGCCAAGACCGATGGTCTCTGGCAACAGTACTACGAGCCGTTGGAAGATGGTGGCAGGTTGTTTGTGAGGAACCTCACAATCGACTTCAGGGGTGAAGGTAGCCCTAGTAACTTCAGGGGTATCCACGTTTGGAACAAGATGGTCTACCTCCCCATGGGAAGGGGCGGTCTGCTGGAGTACAACGTCCAATCCGGCCAGGCTAGGGACATCAGCTTCAGGCTCACGGCAGACGAGTTCACTGACCTCCATGGTGTGGTGGTAGCGATGGCGTCTGGCCCGTCAGCTTTGTACGTTGCTTTGAAGGATGCCTCGACCCAGGTGATACATATCCTGGCCGGTCACACAGTCAACGTAGATGGTGAGACCGACCTGCGCTGGGACATGATAGGGGAAGTGGGTGCTGGTGCCGCTGTCACTGACGCACAGACCACCCTCTGGTACGACTCCACCAGGGGCGACCACTCCAGATTGTGGATTGGGTACACAGAATCAGGAGTCAGCGTGACGCCGAAGTTCATCCCAGTTGGCAATGCTGGCGACGACAAGACCGATGGCTACACCAACGACACCGACTGTGAGGCTGTCCTCACGGCATACGATGGCAACCTACCACGGGTGGACAAGCACTTCGCTGAGATGGAAGTGGAGTCCAAGAACCTGGGTGCCGGTGGCAGGCAGTGGGCATTCGACTACCGCCTGGACAACGACCCTACCTGGGTAAGCTGGGACACGGTAAGCGTGTCCCCCTTCCAGACCATCAAGTTCCCACCGGGTACGGCTGGCAAACTGTTGGAGGTACGTGCCCGTCCGGCAATGACCAGTGCTGGCACCACGCCACCAGAGATAATATCGATACGGGTAACGTGCCAGTTGCACCCTGACCCGACCAAGGTATTCCCAGTAGAGGTTTACCTGGCTGATAACCAGGCACTGCTAAGTGGTGCTGAAGGTGGCCGGGTACGGGGAGACCTCACACAACTGGAGACCTGGAATAGTGGTGCGTCTGACCTTACCTTTGTGACACCTGACAAAACGTCACGGCAGGTCATCTTCCTGCCAGGGTCGATGCAAAAAAGGGAATCACACAAGGAACATGGTAGAAGTGCAGAGTACCATGTGTCATTTTTACTTGCCGAAGTCTGATATACCGGCCAAGCCTGATTGCGTACCGGGTCAAGCGCACCATTGGCAATTGGAGACGGCACAGTCTGCGGCTGATGATGGACGGGTAGGTACTAGTGATGGGGTCTGCATCAACTGCGAATCACGATATACATTCTATAATTCCATCATTGACTACGACATGAGGGCGAACCAACAGATTAACCTTGGTCGCCCCTTATGAATTCGGGAGACCGGTACTGGGAGAGGCTCGAAAAGAAGATAGATAAATTCTTACTTAATGATTTTCGTCACATGGCAGAAGACGTTGCCAGTCTGAAGGCTCAGATGCGTATCGTCTTCTCACTACTCTTGATTATCTTAGCAGCAGCAGTCGGCATCCTGGGGGGAGAGATATTATGATGGGGAAGATACGTCCTCAGATTCTGGTAGCCATCGTTTGTGCTACCGTCTTCTCGATGTTTGCTTCATACTTAGGGTATAAGATGATGGCGACCGAGATACTCACAGCCGTGGTGGGGGGTGCCTTCGGGTTCCTTGGTGGAGTTAGCCTCCGTATTTTAGATACGGAGGGGCCAGACAGTGAATAAGTTGCTCCAAGGCAAGCACCCAAAAACATTATTAGAAGTCTTTGAGGACTATGAGGAGGACGAAATGCCAACAGTAAAAGGCAAACAGTACCCTTACACCAAAAAAGGGAAGGCAGCAGCGGCAGCAGCGAAGAAAGGTGGGGGTAAAAAGAAGTAGCATTTGACCCAGAGACCAGCTACATCCTTTAGACCCTCTTAAATCGGCTTACACGCCTAAAGAACGTAAGCTAGGCGTGGCTCCCTACACGTTTGGTTCCTAACATCTCTCCTCCTTCGAGTGGGGGTCTGGATGCGCTTCCTCCAGGCTCTCACTTTCGTTTATCAACGGTTCCCACTCGCTCCGTGGCGCAAAGTACCCATGGGTATCGCAAGTGGCGCAACGAACTTCCTTGTGAGGGCCATTGGATATAAGACGCCCTTCACTTTGATTGCATACCTTGCATGGTTTTCTCATAGGGTACATCTTCAACTCCTACTTCATGCTCGGGCACATCCCGTCCCACTGGAAACGATTCCATGCACCAAGGGCAGTGGCCCATCGTCCTCCCAGGATGTGAGATGTCCTGGTAGTACGGCCACCGTAAGATTGGTGGCCCTGAATTAGAACAGTCCATCAGTCTGCCTCCTTAACCGTTATCATCGTCATCGGTTCCGGCCCGAACCTCTTCTCCGCTGTCAACTTCACCACCACCGTGTCGTCCTTGAGGACGGTTCCCTTGACCCCGTCGATTGCCGCCTTGACCATGTTATCGAGGTCAGGCTTACGGACTAAGGCTTCCTTCAACCGTCGCTCACGGCTGGCTTCTTTCTTCGGCAGATTGTTGGGGTAGCTCCTAATGAACTCCAGATGAATCTCAACGGCTGTTTCTATGAGTGGCTTGTTGCGCCATACCTCCAAGCACTTGGCCTTCACGGTTTCCTGATACGCCTTGAACTCCAGATACCCAGGCGTGGGGGCTGACATCCTGACCCATACCTGCCACGGCTTGGGTTCTCCAGGGACAGTCATATTTATGAGTTGACTCATAATAATTCTATGGTTCCCATGTGTCAGAGTTTATCGGAGGGTTGTCAAACATCTCTGCTCCTGCGGTGCGCCCAACTAACTTCACTTCAACATCCTCAAGGGTTGGTTCAAGGATGTGAAAGTTATACCCTCTGCGTAACCGGTTCAATGCTTCATTTTCATACTTGATGATGGTCGCTGGGTTTGTCTTCAGCCTTTCTGCTATCTGCTTATGGGTATAGATGCCGTCAATGTTACGGACGATTCCTTTTCGGCCATGTATCCAAGTCAAACTGAACCGTGCTTTGATAACATAAGCTAGTTTTGGAGGCAAGCTGTACAGCAGAGCTTGTACTCCTCTGTGTAATCGCCATCTGATGGGACAATATCCTTGGTCACATTTATCGTGTGCGAGGATGTCAACAAAACGGTCTAAGAAATCTTGATGAATGCGACTGTTGGCTCCAATCCAATCCCCACTTCCATACACGGCTCGTATCAATCCAGAAGCACCTCCTTCTTGACGACACTCCTCAAGATAGCGTTCACGGTCACTCTTTGCAGTTACCATCATGAGTCCTTCCTGCCTTCTAGCACCTGTTCAGCCCTATGGATGGCGGCGTTCAGGTCGCCCCATGTGCAGAGTCTCCTGCCACAGATATGTAAATCACCAGTCTCTGGGTTAATATCGGTCTGCCTCAGATGGGCACGGCTGTAGAACAGGAGGTCATCAAAGGCTTTAGCCAGGGTCTGTATCTCCTTCTTGGTAGGTTTCTTTATGCTCTTCTTATGTTTTCGCTGTAGCGTTGTCGTTACCATCACAACTCCAGGGTCATCTGTTTACTGTCATGGGTGCGCCAGTGCTTCAGGGGTAGGACGGTCTGCTTCCCTTCGCCACGGTCAACCTCTTCACCGTAGGTCTTGAAGGTCTCAAGGGTAGCGGTCAGGCGGGTGCCGTCAGTGGTGCGGAGTTCTACGCCGGTGCCCTTCTGATTCTCCAACGTCTCTAGGTGTGCCGTGTCGATAGCCCAGCCAGGTGGATACTTCATCTGGTGCTTGGCTGGGTCTAGCCCTACCTTCAGTAGTATGCCGTCGTCATTGATACTGCCGGTAATCTGTCGGCGTTGGTTATACAGTGGTGTGTTCATCTCGCCTCCTAGTTATGGATGAGGGTGGCGGGGGCCAAAGCGTTTGGAGTAGCGCGTGACCCCTCTTTAATCAGCCATGTATGCCCAGCCGTTATCGTATGCAACTCAGTGTCTCATTATGCTGAGAAGCCCATTAGCAGTGGGTAACGGCGGCGTGGGAACACCATGTCCCTGATACGCCATGGTTGGGTGGCCGAACCATGCTCAGTTAGATTAGCTTGCCAAGTTCCAGAGTTTCTGGGTGCCGTCTAGGTTCTGTATCTCTACGAATAATTCCTTTCGGTCACTGAACGCCTTGTGAACGGTGTTCGCCTTCCGGTCAGTGGCGGCGACGATATCCTCTACACGGGACGGGCCGTTCTCTTTCAGGTATTGCTGGATGACCTGCCAAGCTGGTAGTTGGGACGCCAGTTCCGGTACGTCAACGATGCTCTGGGTGTTGAACCTGATGGCGTCCTCGTTGAAGGACACCGATATACCCATCGGTTTCTCCAGCCGCCCGTCGTTAATCTTCCGGTGGTACAAGCCCAGGTTCATGGTGTCCATACCTGCGTCCTGTTGCCGCTTAATCTCCATGGTGCTTCGGGCTTCGTTAGTCCAGAAGACAGAGCCGAAAGGTTTGCCGGTGTCGTCATTGCCCTTGGTCTGGTGCCCTATCAGCAGGGCTGTCGTATCCAATGACCGCACCGCGTTACATAACCTGAGTGCTACGTCGGCACGCTCTGGTTCACCACCACAGGCGGCGGCTATGCTGTCTATGATGACCATGTTGCACCCTGATTCGGTCAGGTGTCGCTTCACTTGTCTGACTATCTCATGGAGCGGGGCTGAACACCGTAGATAGGCCATGTCTAGTATCGGTTCTGGGTGCATCAGCTTCTTCAGCCTGCTGGCGTGAGCGTTAGGGCTGGCCTCCCAGTCCAGGTACATGGTCTTTACGTTACCATTGGGCACCATGCCACTGAGCATACTGTTCTGGGTCTGAAGTGAGACCGCCGCCGCCATGGCGATAAGGGACTTGCCGTTACCGCCGTCACCAAAGAGGATGTTTATCTCGTCCTCAAGGATGAGCGGCCAGAGCAACCAGTTCGGTGGGAACCCTTCGTAGTGGGCCAGGTTCAGTAGGCTTGGCCCCACCTTGAAGTGGGCGATGGCGAGACGGCAGACCGTATCCATCATGGTGGCCCACGCTAGTTCAGGCATCTGACCACCTAAGTATTTGACCAGGCTGTTACGGGTCGTCGTGCTAGATAGATTGAAGCGTATCGGGCCGTGGTCTAGGGTTTGCCTGCCAGGCATGATGGCTTCGATATCTAACTCGCAGTGGATGCCGTCACGGTCACGCACCATCTCGTCTACCTTGATGCAGACACCGCTCTTTCGCCAGGTGTATATCAACTGACCGGCTACCTCCTGAAAGTCCGGTGGGTCAACGATGTGATGGTCTGTTATCTGCCTTTCGTACCGGGATACGCTGGCGACAGTGCGCCGTAGTTCCCGTATGTCCATGGGTGGGGTGCAGGCTTCGGCAAAGGGAGTCAGGATGGCATAGATTATGTCTTCTGCCAGACCTTGCTTGTGGAAGTAACCCACCAGTCTGGCGGCGGTCTGGTTGCGGTAGGATTCACCCACCCCTTGCAGAGCCGTAGTCACCCACGGTTCGTAGCCTTCGGCTGGTCGCTCGATTGTCACCGTGGGTGCCCTGACCACCGGGGTACTACACCTGGTGATTAACCACTCCGGTGCCAGCACGGCCTGGGAGTTATCTTCCCACTCGTAGGCGTCACCAGATAGGTGGATGCTGGGTGCCACGACGATGTAGCCGCCGTCACCCCTGACATCTATCCCCTTCGCAAGCTTCGTACCAGCGTCATTGCGTACCTCGACATTGGCCGGTAGCTTATATATCCAGTGCTGGCCTCCACCCCCCGTAAACGCCGTCATGGTGCTTGCAGGGCCATGGTCGTCAAGGAGGTCGTACCAGTTGGTGACGCCGTTGGCCTCGTCATCCTTAACGTCCAAGTCCACAGCCATGATGCCGCTGACCTGGCCGGTACGCACCCCGATGTTGGAGTCGGGCCACTGCTCCCACCATCCTTTGATGACCTGTTGGTCTTTGGTGGCGTCGTTCAGTCCCTTCGCTGTACGGGGGTGCTTGCCGGGGCTACCACAGTCAGGCTGGCTACAGGTGCAGACCCCTGCTTTGATTGAATGCACCGGGAAGACCGCCCAGTTGTAGGTCGATGCGTACCTGACAGCGGCTACGGCTAGTTCATTAGACGACGCGGTCATTAGCCCTGGCCTCCACAAGTGCCATATTCAGGGACTCAGTCAGTGATTTCGCAGTTTCTTTAGTCTGCTTATTCTTGTGGTAACGAGACCTGGCATAGCTGTTACGACATATCCGACACCGTTGTCCGTGGTAGACCCCGCCAGATGCCGACCTTGTCGTAACGAACGTGGTGTTGTTTGGCGATAGTGCGTGGCCTTTGGAGCATTCAGTGCGTGGGGCCTTTAACTTACGGGACTCCCCGAATCCAGCCTTCTGGCAGGCACCGCTACAGTAGGTTGCTTTGTGCCCCAGTGCCTTGCGTGCCAGGTGTACCCGCTCTAACCTCTCGAATGTGATACCACAGTACCCACACTTCAATGCAACCGCCTTCAGTTCCTTGACCGCTTCCGCTGGCACGTTCCGATGTTCAGCCCGTGGCGACTGAAGCAATTGACTCACCCGTTGGCGGGTCAGTTTTACCGTGTCTGCTATCTCTTGTAATGACCACATAGGATTCTCCTCCTTCAATGCCCTGACCGTGTCACGAATAGCCTCTGAGTATTCTTCTTCGGCACGGTCTTTCTTCTCTCGAATCGCTTGTAGTTTATTTATCATCCTCCCTCCGCTTGAAGTCTAGGGTCACTTGCGCTTCACGCACTCGCTCTAATACCTCTTGTACTTGTGGGTAACTCTCAGCCAGCACCTTGAGTTGCTGGGCGTTCCACTTCCCGTCAACCGGAGTCGGTTCCACGTAGGCTTTCTTCAAGTCAGCGGCATTCAATATCTTCAGAAGAGGCAAGAACCCTGACTTGTTCTTCTGGTAGTTATAGGTCTGCCTGCGTCTGACATCGTAGGTCTCAGACGGGATACCGTTGGTGCCTTGCTCGTCCATGTAATCGAACAACGCCATCTTGGCATGGCCTAGTTGGTCACCGGCCTGCTTGTATAGCTCGAGTGCTTCTTCGTAGTTCCGAAGCATCATCTCGACGTACTCGTCTTGAGTCACTACTTCCCCTGTGATGCTATTGAACCTGCTGGTGTTGACCTTATCAACCATCGTTATTCTCCTCCGTTGAATCAGCCCAGCCACATCGGCAATCGTGGTGGTTGTACGCCTTGACCCGGCTCTGTTCTTGCAACGCGGTGTAGTTCTCCAGGCTGGTGTGGTGGGCGCACGCGATGCACGCCATGGCACCACACGCTATCAGGAATACATAGTCATGGTCACATCTTCCACCCATCTTCTAATCCTCCTCATCCTCTTCTTCTGATTCTTCTGCCGCTAACGGCTCGATAGGCACGTTCGATACGTTGTGGAAATACTCGTCACGGTACTGCCGGAAGATGTCCCAGTCGATACCACCATCTTCAGACATGACATTAGGTAACAGCTTGGCTATCGCCAACTGGGCGATGATGTTCTCGCAGTGGCCCTTGACCACGCCCTCGACCTGGAAGGCCGGTGGGGTGCCTGCCGGAGCCGCTGGTGCCCCTGCTGGAGGTGCAGTCCTGGGTGTTTGCTGGGCACCGGCGTCCACCTGGCCGTTAGAGGGCACGATAGACAACAGTTCCCAGAAATAACTGGTGGCCCAGTTCGGGTCGTTAGGACTCCCGTCTTGCTTGGTAGCCTTGAAGGTGTCCCGGTGCAGTTGCACCGCCACCACGTCTCCAATCTCCACCACGTTAGACTCCCAGTTGGTGACGCTACCATCCGGCTCAGTCTTGGAGTGTTGCACCACCGCCTGGGCACCATCGGCATCAGGGTAGACCAAGATAGCAGGGTCTCTGGGGTAGAGATTGGTGGGGTAGTTCGACCCCGGCAGTGGGGTCTGTAAGGTCAAGACCCAACCAGTGTTCTTCTGGTTCGGCCCCTTGCCAGAGACACGGGTAGTCCAGTTCAGATATTCGGGTACAGATATGATTGCTTCAGTAGTCATAGATTCTCCTTAATATTTTGGGTTATACGGATAGATTACATTCTCTGAGCCACAAGCCGCGCACTCGATGATGCTATCTACCGGCACTATCCGGTGGCGTATGGCCCCACAGTCCTCACACTTCATGATTGCCAGTTTGCCCATGTTTGCCTCCTTCCCTTATCATAGTCGATACCCCTGCCCACTGTCAATAGCCCTTGCGTCAGGGCTTGGCTAGTTGCTCAGTCATCGAGACATAGTCGTCGGCCCACATGGCAATCTCTTTAGAGATATCGTGCATATCTTCGTAGTAGGCCAGCATATCCTCCATGATGAACTCGACCTTTTGCTGGAAGGTCTCCTTCTGCTTCCGGTTGAACCTAGCGAGTTCTTTCTTGGCGTTCTCAGCCGCTTTGATGGCGTCCAACTCACAGTGCTGGGTGAAGGTGCCGGTGCGACTGCAAACGTACCAGACGGTGTTGCCTGCGCCCGAACCTGAGACCAGGGTCTCTTGCCAGTAGTCGCCAATCTCTTTGTCTTTCATCATGCCCCCCTCTTGTAGATGACGTGGATACTTCCCTTACACTCGCCGTTGCACTCGTCGTGGCCGTGGTTGTCCTTGAGGATTGCCCCACTGCCGCCTACTTTCCTCTTGGTCATTACGCCGCCTCCTTCCTTGGTGGTTGGGGTATTTCGTAGAGCCTGCTATCCGGCTGGTTCTCTGGCAGTGTGCCGCAGACATCGCAGATGGGGACGGTCTTGGAGTGTATATAATCCTTCTCGCACTCGCAGTCCCAGTATTCCGGTGTGGTCTCGCCGTCGTTCTCAATCTCCCTGACTTCGATAGGGTCACTGTCCATCAAGCGGAGAGTGTCCTTGTCATACTGCAACCGGAACGGCTCAAGCCTCTCCTCGTCAACTATCTCTATGGCCTCCTCGTCGTCTTCTGCGTCCACGATGTAGTCGAACACGACCTGTGCATAATAGTGGTGCTGAACTAAGAACCTTGGCATGATGTCTCCTCCTTCTGTTCTTCTTTGCAGTAGCACTCGCCGTATTCCCGGTACAGCCACTTGGGTGTCTCGTCATTCACCGGCATGGCCCGACAGTTCGGGCACTTGGGTGGTATCAGACTGTAGTCGTACTCCATCTCGCCTCCTTATCGGTATGTCGCCTGGGTTACTTGCTCATCGGAGGGAGACTCGCCGGTTAGTTCCTTGAGCAATTGCCGGAGACAACGCTCAATCTTTACTTGAGTCCCCTTGCCCATCACCAACTTGTTGCTTTTGGTAGCCCTCACCTGGCCCTCTTGCAATCCAAACAGTAAGTTCCTAGCCTGCTCGTATTCCATCTAGTCCTCCTTCTTATCTACCCATCGAGTGACCCAACGGCGACCTTCCTTGACGGTCACTAGGGTGCGGCTCGACATCTTACGGCACTCCGGTGAGCAGAACTTCTGCCGGTCAGTAGAGGTTGTGCCAATCATCGGAACCTTGCAGACCTGGCACCTCTTGGCTATCTCGCGTAGGTGCTTTATGTGGTCGTACTCTTCTACCATCTAGTCCTCCTTCATTTTTGGTGCCTCTTCCCTTATCGTAGCACAATGGATTACCCCTGTCAAGGCCCCTTGCGTCAGTGGCTACTTAGCTTCCACTCTGGGTCAAGGTAGTCGCGCCCGACCTTCAGGACTCTGACGTGGCGTGTGAACCTGCCGTTCTTAGAGACCCCGATGGCCCGGCCACAGCCAGGGCAGACGGTGCGCCTCTGGAAGCCAAGGGCTGAATCCTTGGGAGGTGTCTTCAGGCTCCGTGAACACCACCTCTTTCTAAAGGGCCACACGGTGCCTCCTTACCAGTCACGATTGACCCCGTCGATTAGAACGGGAACGAGGTCATAGACATCATGGTCGCAGTAACAGATGCCGGTGCAGTCGCACTCAGGCCAACGTGAGACTATCTGCTCAGTGTCGTAGTCGTCTATGTAATAGACCCGTCCATTGACGGTGATGTAAACGCACCCTGCGATGTCGTCATCAACCTCGACGACCAGTGGCTCTTGACCTTTTCTTCGGATGTCTACTTTCATGGTGCCTCCTTCTTGACGTTGTTGGTTTGGGTATGCTAGTGTTACCGGAGCCGTCTCTTCTGGCCTATCGTGGGTTCCTTATTGAGGTTGTGTTAAACCTGCTGAGGAATCCTGAAGAGACGATAGGTCGATGGGGCGGCTATTTTTTTGGGCGGGGTTCTGCCGATACCGATACACCAGAGACATAGAGGAGCGTGGTCGCCAGCTTGTGGCTGGAGAGACCTTAACCCAGGTTGCCCCTGGAGCTATAAGATACCGGACGGTGTTGTTAAAGTTGCGACTACGGCATACGGTGGGGAGGGGAGGGAGGATAGCTACTTGTGACTATCTCTTACCCCTCGTCGGGAGGGGAGTCCAGAGGGGAACCGATGAGGTTCCTCTTTGGCCCTTGCGGGTAGCCGTTAAAAATTTGGTATCCTAGTAACTACCTGAAGTCTCAAGGGGCGTTGCCCACGACTTCAGGTGCGCTGTTACGAGGAGAAGCTATGTCACTTGAACGGAATTATAAGTTGACGGCCAAGCAAATGAAGTTCGCTGAACTCGTGGCCCTTGAAGGATACAAGCTCGTCCACGCCTGGCGTCTCGCCTACGACACTTCACCGGATACCCCTATGACGACCTGTAGACCAGCGGCCTCCAAGTTAGCCGCTACTCCCCGTGTCGCTGAATATATCCAGCAGTTGCGTGATGATGCTCGTGAAGAGCTTATCAGGCAGAATACGTGGTCGAAATGGGACGTGATTGCACGCGCCACGAGGCATATGGAGGGTGCCGCCAATGCCAAGCAATGGAGTGCGGTGAACGGTGCCCTCCAGCAAATCATCGGCGTTGAAGGTCTGGATGCGGCCAAGAAGGTGGAGGTCAGCGGCTCTGTCGAGGTCAATCATTATGCTCAGTTGTCGATGGACGAACTGAAAGCGTTAGCCGAACAGGCCGATGCCCTACCACCTGCCGATGATGATTCGATTGTTGATGTGCAAGGCCGTCTAGTCGAGGACGACTGACTGTTCTTGGGGATTACTCCTCCCACCACTCCTCATTGATGGGCACAAGATGTGGTAGCCCGTCTTTGTACTCGATTGTCACTGGCTCGCCGTCAGCATCGATGGCTACTGTGTCGCTTTTGGTCAGTAATCTCTGGCCCTTGCCAAGCCCCAAGCCCACGCCGTACATATCGAAACATGGTTCGCACATATTGGCCCACGGCCCCATCATAGTTTGACCATCGGCATATGCTGGCGTAGGTTCCTTGCAAAAATCGCAATTCGGTATCTTGTCTACTACAACGGACGTTGTCATGATTTCTCCTCGTCTTCGATTGTGTCTACCAGAGTCTCGCTTACGGTACAGTTTCCGCTCATCGAGACTATGAGTTGGTCGAAGTCCCAACCGGCTGGTGTTGTTTTAGAACTTAGTGGGCCACCAAAATCTTGGTCTACGACAAAGCCCTCTATCTTGATGCGGTAAACTTTGATGCTCATGGTTACTCTCCCTCTGCAAAATACGGGTTGTCGTCGCTGAACACGATGATGCTGGTCTGCGGGTCTAGCCCGTCATGCTTGCAGGCCAACTCCCACCACACAGCCCGGCAGACTGGGTGGAAAGCTGACCAGTTGGCGCGGCCAGGCAGGTTAGTCCTGGCGTACTCTTGGAACTGTTTGGTCTCCTCTACGGTTAGGTCACGGAACATGGTGTCTCCTTGCTGTTTAGATTAGAGCATTAGCGGCCCGATACTGAGGCTGAGAGACTCAGCCCCAGTGGCAGTCACTAACTGTTGGTGGCGCACTCTGGTTTACACTCCATACCACAGTCACAACCGGAGCAGTCGCATTCGATGTTGTATCCCTCTGGCACGATGCGGATGGTGTCCCATTCTTTGAGGAATGAGAAGTCGGTTATCTCCGTTAGTTGCATGGGGCTGTATTCGTACTGCATGGTGTCTCCTGTTGGGTCGTTAGATTTGGTTAGTGACCCACTCCAGAGGCTGAGATACTCAGCCCCTGAGATTGGTTACTGACCGGTTAGTATTGTTTGGCGTATGGTGGGAGTTGGGCGTTCTGGGTCATGCCTAGCTCTAGACTGCCCACTTGGAGATGCTCCCAAGGCCACCGCTTGTATGATTGGAGTGTGCCGCCCATGTGGTCATCCCGATGCTGTTTCTTCCCAGAGTTGAAAGCCAGGAAAGCGGTGCGGCCTCCGATATATCCGGCCCCTTTATTCAAGCGGATTGAGAGTACGAATCCCCGTTTGCCGTATTGGTTCCGGCTGAAGCTGGCTCGTAGTCGTGGCATGGTGTCTCCTTCTTTTTGGGTGTCTTTCTGTATCATAATCGATGCCTTTTTGAGTTGTCAAGGGGGCTTGCCTAGGGTACTAGATTTGTGTCTGGAAGATGCCAAGCTGGCCCCGGTATGGCACCGGGTCGGGGTAGGCTACCGGGTCGGCTAGGGTTATGCCTGTGGGGCCTTCGAACCACGGCGAGTCGGATTCTGTGACTACGCCGGTAATGGTGGCTTCGCCCACGATGGCACCTGTCGGCAGGTTTGCGGGTATCTCAATACCCAGGCTGGCTATGTAGTCGCGTTGAACCTTGAAACGGCTTGTATCGTCGTCTCTGCGCTTCCCAGCGTGTATCCTGACGCGCCCCCGGTGCTTGTAGTGCCACCGGGAGCGATTCTCTACGTCTTTCCCGTGATTCAGTATCAGCCAGGCCCAAGGTTGCTGGATGCTGATGGTCTCCATCATTCGCCGTCCTTCAGTTTTTGTATTTGGCGTTTAGTATCCTGGTTAGACTCACTCGCTTAGTGCATGAATGACACGTGACAGAGTCTTTTAACGCTCGCTTAGTACAGTATTTACAAATCATTTTCATCCTCATTCGCCATCCTTGACGAACTGCGCCCAGCCTCCGGCGTAGTGTCGGTTGATGCCTGCGTGTATCTGTGCGTCTGATAGGCTGGCGATGTCCTCTGGTTCAAGGTCTCCCCAGACGCATTCAGAAATCCAGATTCGTGCCTGTTCTAGTGTGTCCATCATTCGCCGTCCTGGTCTGGCTGTGGTAGTCGTGGCATAGTGCCGCCGCCGTATATGATACTGAGGACGTCGTCGTGGATGTGGGTCGTGTTCTTCATGGTGGGTACTCCAAATTAAATTTATCGGTCTAATCTGACCGCCCCAGAGGCTTATATATAAGCCTCTGAATCAGTAGATTAGTCTTGCATTGGCGCAACGTAGAAATCATGTATCTTTAAGTATCTGACCATGTCTCCAACTGCCTGTAGTCTATCGCTCCGGCATGGGAGGCCCGTGCCGTCAGCATCGCAGGATAAACCTTCGTAAATTCGCTTTCCAAGTTCGATTAATTCCGCCACTTCTGTGTCGTTCAGTGTTCCTGGCATGGTGTTACTCCTAGGGCTAAATTTATCGGTCTAGTCTGACCGTGTCAGCGGGTCAACATTAGCTGACCCGCTGAACCAGTAGACTAGGCTTTCCAGAAGTTTAGGGAGTAGCTATTTTGAGGCTCTGCGAATACTAGCCGCCTATCGAATAAAAACGTCGGCTCTGAGCCTGTGTAGCCGTCGGCATAGTATTCCTGGTTAAAGATATCCTCGCCACCTGTGGCGGCTAGTGTCCACTCATAAGGCCCATACTCCCAGACTACTTGCCAACCGTTGCCGTATTCTGTCGGGCGTACTGTCACGTTTTCGCCGCCTGGCAATTGTCTGATGGCTCTGGCCGTAGCATTAGCCGCGCCTTTTGGCGTTTTTGCTGATATTCTTGCTGTCATTTTGAGACTCTCCAAGTGTAGATTTTTCGGTCTAGTCTGACCGCCCCAGCGGGTCAACATTAGCTGACCCGCTGAATCAGTAGATTAGATTTTGCCTTGCCTGACCGGGAAGCTGACTAGCCATTTGACGTTATGGTGTGGCGAAGCTGGATTGATATTCTCGCCAGATAGTTTTTCGTAAACTCGAAATTCTGCCGGAGTGTAGGCGGTATTTGCGGCATTTCCCAGGCTGTATCCGACCCATGAACTATGACCAGGCACCTTGATGGTTATGTGCGTCTCTGAGTCTTGAACTACTGCCGCCCATGGCATCTCAAAGCCTGATAATTTTGCGAGCGTGCCTGATTTTTTGTCCTCTCTGGTTGCCATCGTGTACGTAGACATTTTGAGTCTCTCCAAGTGTAAATTTTCGGTCTAATCTGACCGCCTCACAGGCTCAGAATCTGAGCCTGTGAATCAGTGGATTAGGCGTCGATGGCTACGATTTTTCCGTCAACGATTTTCGTGACTAGTCGCACCACGAACCCGGCCGTGTCTTTTTTCGCCTTTGGGCCTTTAGCTTTCAAGCCTACAACTACGCCTGATTCGTCAAGGAATCGTAAATCGTGTTCATCGCCGTTTATGACTGGCAAACCTAGCCAAGTATCAGGAATCTCATCAAATACTACGGCTACGTTTTGACCGGATTTGACCAGTTCGGTCACTAGGCTATCAGGCGTATTTTCTGACCGTGAAAAAGTCAGATGATAGTTACTAGGCATGAGACCATTGGCGTGCTGTCTGGCACGTTTTACCGATTTGGTGTAGTCGTAAAATTGAACGTTTGGGAATAGTTCCGGCATGGTCTGGCCGTCAAAGCGGATGTGTTCCCATGCGTAATCAGTAGTCCCATTCAATCGTTCGGCCGTGCGTAGGCCTTTTTTGTCATTGCGTTTGATATTGTCTTGAGTCTCAGCTATCAGCTTTGCGCCAAATTCGGCACGATTATCATAGAAGAGGCTTGAGCGGTATTCCCTAGCCGCCTTGACCATAGGCATTCGCCCAGTGGTATCAATGCACATCTTGGCGCAGTCTGTCGCATCGGGACAGGCATTATGCCCTGATTGCATAGCAGGCAAGGCGTACATTATGGACGTGCGGTATTCTTCGCTGAACGTGTTGGATTTTTCGATTTTCGCGGATGTGGTTAATAGTTCTGTCATGGTGGACACTCCAATTTAAATTAGGCTAATCTAGCCGCCACAGCTTCTGAGATTCTCAGAAGCTGTATCAGTAGATTAGAAATAGTGTTTGACGTTAGCCGCGTCGGCTTTGTCGCATGTCTCACACATTCCGGCAGGCTCACGCTCATAGATGAAATGGATACGCTCAGATATAGAATTGTGCCTGATTAGGTGGTCAAGTTCGCGCAGATTGTACTCGTAGCACATCTTAGCTTCGAGGTAGTCTGCTACGTACATTTGGCGCAGAGTGTCAGATACGTTGAATGCGACCATTTTTGCGTTTGCTTTGTTCTTACGCTCAAGCCAGCGATTAATCACGCCCATTTGATTCTCGCAGTCTGCTTCATGCTGGGTATAGGGTAATTCGATTGTCTGATTAAAGCTTAATTCTTGCGTCTTGTAGTCTTCTAGAATCTGTACTGGTAGCCAGTTTTCGTCCCTGGATGATACTGTCCAAAACATGATGTACTCCCAAAGGTTGTATAAGATTTTCCGGCTATTAAATGAGCCGTGCCTGAGTACTGGAGCCAGTACTCAGAATCAGTCATTTAATTCGTGCCTACGTTTCCGTGTTCACTATCACTATCACGCCGTGATTTATCCTTAGTGGGAATTAACTAGTCCAGTAGGGCCATGGCCGCTCGTCACTGAACCACAGGATTTGGCTAGAGAGATATACCGCTCTCGTTCGGATTCTCGCGCTCTAGCCGCTAGCTAGCCGCTGGTGATATCTGCTAGCCGCTGTCACTGACTAACTCACCGTCTGTATGTAATCGTTATCGTTTATTGATTCACTATCTACCGTCCAATATTCAAATTTGAGACTGTGCCAATACACTAGCACGAGCCAATAGTGGGCTGTCAATACCCATTTCTAGCATTTTAGAAATTGAATAGCCTACTCACCACGCCTAGCTCGTGCCTAGAAAACGAATTTTAACGAGTTTTTTCCACGCCTAAATTGGCCTGTGTCGCTATCATCACAGATACCAGGCGACTAGGCCCTAGCCGTGGCCTATTTTCTGGCGATATCGGCTGTTGGTCTGGCGGCCGATGGTGGCTAGTTTTTCGCCGGTGGTGGCACAGCCTGGCCGACTTGGCCGACAGCCTGGGGTGGGTGCTAGTAGCTTGGAAATGTTGACGGGGGGGCATCCGGTGGTACCATCTTGGGGGCGGGTACTGGTGGTGTAGTAGGGGTCTCAGCCCTACCATCTGAGTTTCTGAGATGCTTTTCTCAGCCCCATCTACTCTCGTTTCTGGTTGTTTTTTCGTATCTAGCTGTTTCTGGTTTCTGTATCGTCTTTCTGAAATTTCACGTTTCATATTTTTTGAAATAGCACCTGAAGTTGCTTCAGGTCTTCAGGTTTGCTTCAGGTCGTGCCTACAGTAACTAGTAACTAGGGTCTTGGTAGTGGGTACCTGAAGCAACTTCAGGTTTCATATGAGCTTCAGGTTCGTGTTAGTATTTGGTTATGGTTGTATCAGCTACACGGCAAGAGATTGAACAAGCGGGTAAGTCAGCTAAGTTCGAGATGGCGAAGCGTGAGTACCGGAGCTTCATGCCATTTGTGAAGATTGTGGAACCGGGCACCGGGATGGTGACGTTGCAGGAGTGGCCGCACCTGATGGAGGTGGAAGCTGCTTTAGCGACTGATACCCGTATCGTGTTGGCGAAGAGTCGGCAGATTGGGATGACTACGCTGTTATCCTCTTATGTGTTGTGGCACGCTTCCTTCACGCCTAATGCGTTGGCGTTGGTGTTCTCCAAGGGGGAACGGGACGCTTGGGAATTCCTATCTAAGTCCCGAATGACGTATGAAGCGTTACCGCCTGAGCTTCAGATGCCGCTTGGTGTGCCGGATAACAGGGAACAGATGACGTTCGAGTCGGGTTCAAGGGTAATCACCCTCCCGTCTACCGAAGCGGCTGGTCGTGGGTTGAACCCTACGCTAGTCGTGATGGACGAAGCAGACTTCCACGAATACCTGGACGCCGCTTATAACGCCGTGAAGCCTGGCCTTGACGACAATGACGGCCAATTGGTGCTGACCAGTACCGTCAGCCCTTACAAGATGGGGAGTCTCTTCCAGAAACTCTACCTGGGGGCACCCGACAACGGGTTCAAGCGGTTGTTCTACGGGTGGCGTGCCAGACCAGCACGGACTGACGAATGGTACGCAGAGAGGAAATCCCAATACCCCGACCAGGCACTCTTCCAGAAAGAACACCCTGAGAGCGAAGAAGAAGCGTTCGCTCCCACACGCGCCCTCGCTGCCTTCGACCAGACCATCCTCACCCGCATGAAACAAGATGTGAAGGAACCGGTTGAGGTACTCACTGTGGGTAATGGTGTACGAGCCAATATCTACCAACCCTTCCAACCGGGAAAAAGGTACTCTGCTGGGACTGACACATCACACGGAACCGGCAATGACTATGCCGTGACCGTCATATTGGACGCCGTCACCGGCTATATCGCCGCTGATATCTACTCGCAGGTCGTAAACCCGTCAGAACTGGCCGTCGCATCTGTTGAATTATTGAACCAGTACGATTCCCCGATATGGGGCATAGAAGATAACGATTGGGGTATACTAACTATCGCGATGGCGCAAGAACTTCGTTATAGGAAGTTGTTCTATCGTGATTCTGACCATCCTGGTTGGCATACTTACGATACCGCCGGTATGACTAACGGCTCCCGTTACGTCCTCTGGGGAGACCTTATCGAGGCGGTTCACTCACGGGCCATCACGGTACCTAACGGTGATGGACTCTCTCAGTTCTTCACCATCATACGGAACCCCGACAAACGGGGGCGTATCGAAGCTCAGTCAGGCACCCATGACGACTACCCGATGGCTGTAGGCATAGCTTGGCAATTAAGACAGCACGCACGCCCTGCTGGCGGTGAGAACGGTAGACCCACTCGCAGTACCGAAAGACGCCGCCGCAGAGGCTGGTCAAGGTGGGGATGATATATGGCATACATGAACGGCTTTGAGGAAGAACCTACTCCGACGACGATAGACCAGTACCGCTCCCACTTGAAAGAGGTGTGGACTAATGCACACCGGAAATGGGAGAAATACGACGAGTTCTACTTCCGCACCTTCAGCGTCTGGGACGGGGCCGAAGCCCAATCCCGGCCAGGTTGGTTGAAACCAGCCCGTGCCACATCATTGGTGGATAACGCTGTAGACCACCAACTAGCATCTGAACCGACACCCCACCGGAACCCTGCCAGCCAGTCAGAGAACGCCAGGATAAACGCTGACAAGGTCGAATCAGCCCTGAAATCAATCCTTGACGAGTCTGCTCTACTAGAACCGACCCTTACCTGGAAGCAACAAGGCAAGAACCTGGTGCATCTGGGCTATTCCATCCACGAACTAGGCTTAGATTCCAACGTCCTGCAACGCCGCGCCAGTGAACCGACACGGGAAGCAGGGACACCCGACGACGAATGGCGTGCCGCACAACGACTACACGACCATTACCGCCGTACCGCCATGCCTTTCCGTACCCGTTCCCCCCATCCAGCGCGTATCCTGCTTGACCCATGGGAGAAACGCCCCCGTGTCGCTGTCAGACACGCCCGACGCTTCTCTCAAGACCTGCACGAACTCACACTGGCCCGTAAAGCCCGTGGCCGCGCTGCCGATGTCTGGGAAGTACGGAACAATAGACCCTTTGAACTCATACTTGTAGACGAATATTGGACGGAATGTTGGCACGCTATGATGGTTTCCGGCCATGTGACAGGCACAGGACGCGAATACCACACCATGAAGAAACTTCTCTTCACTGAGAAGAATACCTGGGGATTCGTACCATATGCCCACGCTTACGCCGGTTTCGGCCAGGAACCAACCAATTCCGACAAGATTGACCCTGCAAACCTGGCTGTCGGCATCCTTGACCCCGTCATGGCTGACATCCGCGCCCAGGCCCAGGCGGTCAGTGGCCGTCATAACGCTCTGATGGACGCCAGCTTCAACCCCATCGGCACCCGTATGGGCGCAGACGAACTCCGTGACCAACTAGACCAGGGCGACATCATCGAGATGCAAGACCGCGCCGACGTATGGCGCATGGAGATACCCCAACTCCCGCGCTGGATGTTCCAGACGGAGGAGTGGCTCTCCCGTGACATAGAGGAAGGCACCTTCTCCCGCGCCCTGGCCGGTGTGAGAGAGCAGGGCGTCTCCACCGTAGGCCAACAAGCCATCTTGTCCACCGCAGCAGGCCGGAAGTTCGTGGCTGTATCGAGACAACTAGAACACCTGGCGTCGGTAGCGTCCTCCCAGATACTCCAACTGGTGGACATCCTAGACCTGAACCTGACGGTCAAGGGCCACAACATCAGACCGTCTTACCTTGAGTCCGATTATTCGGTGGACATCAGCTTCGACCTCGTAGACCCCGTCATGCAATTGCAACAACGTCAATTGGGCCTTCAGGAGGTCGCAGCGGGTCTGAAGTCCATGGAGACCTACTGGGCGGCTGACGCCAAACTAGAGGACGCCTCCGGTGAGCGTAAGCGTCTCCTCATGGACTGGGTCAGGAAGAACCCCATGATTCACCAGGCCCTCGCCATGGAAGTAGCCAGAGAGGAAGGTATCGAATCTCTGGTGGAACGGGCCATGGCCATGGCCGAAGGCGGCGGGGAAGGACAACCAGGTGCCGCAGGCGGTGCCCCCATCTTAGGCCCAGACGGTATGCCCCTCGACCAGACCATGGGCGGCGGTGCCCCTGGCGGCGGCATGAGACAAGGACTCACCCCCGATACCATAAATCCAAGCCAGATAGGCGCGAGTATGGCAGGTTAGTATGGCTAAATATAACGAACTCCACGATATCGTCACAGCGTTGGTGGCTGAGAAGAACGCTCTCAAGAAAGATGCTGACAACGCTAACGCCGTCCAGTACGGCACCGTGCGCTTCAGCAGCCGCGCCGAAGCCGTCAGGTGGTGGGACAAACTACCACCGGCCAAGAAACAAGAACACCTTCAGAAGAACGGTAACGAGTCCGTCCTCCAGATGCTGAGAGGCAGCGGGACAGGAGGTACGGTCTAATGTCCCACCAATACGATGCTGGGAAAGCCCGAGGGGAAACGGAGGCTATGGCTCAAGCAAAGGGCCACAATAAAAACGCCGATGGCGTGTACCAACGACACGACGGCGGAACCAACAAATGGTCTGCTGACCCGAACCAAAGCCCTGGCACGGGAGACTTGCCCACAGATGCCATATTGGCCGAAGCAAAATCTGACCAGCGTCTACTAGATATAGAGGAAGGCAAAGGCCCAGAAGGCAACCTGCCAAGGGGTCAATTTGGTAGTCGTGCAGAGGCTCTTGCAGCAGCATTTCTATCGTACACAGGACACGCAGACCTCGATGACGCACCCGAAGCGAATGTCGATGTCCTGTTTACACTCAACCAGGAAGGTGGGCGGTGGTCTTTCTCCGCAGTTTCTGAAGCGAAAGCGGCAAGAACCAGGGGTTGGAATTTCCAGCATGACCCTAGAACTGGTGCCCTTATGGCTATCGACCTTGATGCACTCGCCGAAGCAGGGGTTAAAAGTGATGGTACTTCTACATATCAACCTGTAACAGTTCGCCCAGGAAGAGTGCAACTTGAAGAGGGTACGGCAAAATTCGGCGATTCAATCGACCTTGGTAACGGGGTCACACGGCAGATTTATTCGGTAACAGTGAATGGTAACACTACTTACACCACGTCAGACACAAAAGAAGACCCTGCTGCCCCAAAGGCGAGTGATGTGGTAGAGATAGACGGTGGTCGTCTTATCCCTCGTGGGAACGGGACATGGGACTTCCTCGCTGACCCTAAAGCCCCGTTCAGTACGAGTCGAAGGGACGTAGTTGACCTACCTGAGCAGGGCGGCAGTCTGATAAAGACATCAGAGAACCAGTACCAGTTCGTAAGGGACACGTTCGACCCTGGCCGCAAAGTTGACGCAACCGGCAGGGAATACCTGCAACAGATAGACGGTAGATGGACTGAACTGGCTCCGCGCTTCGAGCCGGAACTGATACGTGCAGACGGCATGAACCTGTTCCAGCAACGAAGTGGTCAGGTCAGCCAACTTTCAACCGCCACCATGGACGACATCATCACCCAGGCTCTTATCGATGGTGATATCGACAAGGCGTTCGCATTTCAGGATTTTCGTGACCGGCCTACCGCTCAAGAGACCTTTGATACAGCCCTTGAGTTTGCGCGTTCTCCAGCCGACCAACGCATCATCTCTTCTATCGCTCGTGGCATCACACCTGTACAGCCGCCACCAGAAGGCACCATCCAGCGTGTCGGCCCCCAGCCTGACTTCCTAGTCGAGGCATACCAGGATTTCCAACGCCGTACCAAAGCTGGCCGTGCCCCCACAGAGGAGGAAGCCTCTACCCTATCCGCACGCGCAGCGGCAGGGCAGTCTCCTTTGACCGACACCCTTCAGACACGACTGGAAGAACTGAAGATAGAGAACCAACAGATAAAGAACGAGGCTATCTCGTTAAAGACCCAGCAAGACCAGCAGGTATTCCAACAGAACAACCCCACCCTATTCGGAGGGGAAGACCCTGGACTGACCCAGTTCAAGATAGACCTTGGCCTGTCGTCGGGCAGTAGTATGCCTGAATCCACCAAGAAGTCGCTACAGGACTTGATAGCTGCCCTCCCTGATGAACGAAAACAATATGGTATGTCTCAGGTAGAGTCCATATACAACGGCGAGTTAACCGCTGAACAGGTCATCGGCAATCTACGGATGTTCGCCGACCCAGTCGCCATGGCTGAAGCTGATAGAGGGACTCCTGAGGATAACTGGGCTAAGAGCCTTGCTGCTTACCCTGATTTGACCAGGGCTACTTTCGACCTCTTCGGTGGGGTGGATTTAAGCCAGAAGACTGCTGACCAGATTAACGTAGCTGCCGGTAGTCCAGCAGGTCACGACTTTGGTGCAAGCACTGTCAGGTCAAATATCCACACTTACCTAGACCCAAAAACTGGAGAACGGGTTCCAGAAACATTCTCCACAGAGTTTGGTTGGGAATCTCCAGAGCAGAAATCAACTAGAGAATTTAATGAGAAGTTGCTAGCGGCAACTGGCGACGTTGGCGCGACTCTAGAGAGTCTACGGTCAGGTGCCGAGTCTTACCTATCATCAAATTTAGGAGGGTATGGTTCTACTCAGGCATCGTCCAGTCCAGCTTCAACCTCGACTGCGGGTGTGAATAATTTTTTGAATCTCACTCCCGATTCACCTCCTATCACGAATACACCCTTAGCCGCTACTCCAGACACAGCTCCTGTAACCACGACTAATCTATCCCAGCCTATAGTCTCGGCCACAGCACCTGTGCATGACAAGTCGTTGGGTACAGCGACCAATATGGAGGATTTCAACGCCTTGGTAGCGTCTGCTACAGCGAACCAGCAATCTACTGTAACTCCTAAATCCCCTGACCCATTCGGTGGTGGGCGAGGCAGGATGTTTGGTAGAGCAGGCGGTGGCACAGTCCAACCAGGTGAGATGACCGTGGTAGGTGAACAAGGCCCTGAGATAGCCATGATGCCCCCAGGCACGCACATCCTGCCACTGGGTAAAGCAACCAAGCAGGACATCGAAGCAGCACAGGCGACAGGCCGTGCCTACCAGAATGGCGGCATCGTCTTTGACGATTTAGCACCAGGACTACAGCAGCTATGGAGAGGCCGTCCAATCACACCACCCCGTGGCTATCTGTTCCAACAGGGTGGATTGACCATGCCATCTGCCCAAGCACTACAAAACCTTACACCAACCGTGCGTGAATCTTTTTATGGTATGCACGGAGACATAGGCATATCTCCAGCGGATTTCCGTCAAGAGCTACAAACAGCCACTCCGCGTGGCACTAGACTTCCGACCAGCAGGATGCTACCTCTTGGTCGTAGAGGAGTTCGGTAATGGCTTACACTCTACCTTTCTTAGGTAAAGGGGAGCGGGAGGCGCAGAAGCTGCACCCTCGTTACGACGAATCGCCATGGGATGCTCCAGTCCCTGTTGCTCGTCAACCGTTGATACCGTCTACACCGCCGCCGTTGGCAACTGGTAACCGTGCCTACATGGCTTGGTTGGCCGCAGACCAGGCAGAGAAGAACATCCAGTTACCTCCGTCGGCAACTCCTCCGCGTGAATCTACGATGGCAGACCGTATCGAGGAATTTGAACGTGCTGGCAGTCCATACGGAGAAGAGCGGAGAACATTCACAAGCCAAGAACCTGATGATAGTTTTCTAGGAACGGTAGAGAGAGAAGCACCACTTCCAAGGACAGAGGTTGCTGAAAGATTTTCTGCTGGATTATCCCCAGAGATGGAACGGGGGCTTATTGCAGCAGGACAGATAGAAGCTCCAGCCCCGACCATAAAGACGAACACATACCCGTGGATAGCAGAGGAGAACCGCTGGGAAGCCCCCGTAGGAAGGGGAGGTCTGGACGAAATCACTGACCCAGGATTTGAAGAATTCGTTCGTCCTAAGCCTTTCGATGCTCAATATCTCCAGCCTGGTGCTGGGTATGATGACCCAAGCGACCAGTGGGTAGACTATCCAGTGATTGGTCGTGACGGCACGACGACGAAAAAGGTGATGCCAAAGCCTCTGGCGCAAACCCTAGCTAAACGCGGTGGATTCGGTGACCAGCCTAGTACCAGTGCCGATTTCTTTGACGGTCTGGAATGGGTTGCGCGACCCTTTGAGGTGTTTGCAGAGACGGTGACAGAAGCCTTTGCTCAATTGCCCGCTCTCATGCGCGGAGACTTTGGCGATATCGAAGCACCCACGCTATTCACAGATGGTTTTGTTGCTGCTTACGAAGAGTTCAAAGACAGGCCGATGTGGCAGCAGGTAGTCCTGGGTATCGTCACTGACCCAGTAGTCATGTTCAAAGCATTTACTATCAGTGCAAAAATCGCACGAGCGGGTGGGCGTGCATTAAGCCGCGATTTTCAGGCTTTACACCATCCAGAGTTCATTCCGATAATCGACTTATTCATAACGCGGGGTCGGACTGTTCAGGCTGCGGGGTCTGTCAGTGACGACGCTTTGGAAGAGATTGCAGGTAGATTAGCGGCCACGATGGACGAGGTCATAGCGGCTACTCCCGCCGGAAAACGTCTGTCGCCTGTGCCTTGGGTCACTGAAGAAGGTTCTGCTTCCAGGTGGCAGGAGTTCCTTGGCCGTGGTGAGGAAATGGGGCGATTCCCGGTCACATCGTTGTCAGATAAACGGGCGCAGTGGAAGTTGCTTCGGGATGAGTACAAGTTGGCGTTGGATAGTGGAGTCAACGAATTTGCAGTCCCGATGCGAGGTATGGCATCTGTCGTTGATGAAGTGGTCACCCGTGAATCTACTGGCCTTCTAGGTAAGGTCTCAACAAAAGTCATCGGTGCTATCGCTGGGCCATCTATCACGCGTTCTACCGCTGTAGGAAAGATAACTACCGCACACGGGAGGCAAGTAAAGTCTGCCCACGAACTAGTCAAGATTGCGATGGCCTCTGTCTATGACCGTCATATAGGCCAGTTCGATGAAATCGGGGCCATTAAAGACAGGGTCATACCAGTGAACAGCAAGGGAGAGTGGCTTGATTCACGCACCGGCAAGGTCGTAGCTCAGTGGCAACAAGTATTTGAAAAACCCGACCAATACAGTCAGTTCATCTCTGATAAAGCACGGAAGCTTATTGATGATGTAAACCGGATGACCAACGAAGAAGTCCCCCGGCTTCTTGATGACGAAGGCATCTTTCAAAATATCCGTAACCGACCCGACGGGGAATACTATGTCCCGCATAACGTACAAGAGATACGGGGGGTAGATGTTTCGGATGTAAAGTTAGCAGATAATTTGCGCCGTCATTACGATGAAGTGACTGACGGTATGGCCCAAGGTATCAAATACGGGACTAACCCTCGCCAAGATATCGAACTCTATATGCGGTGGACTTATCGCAAGATTGTCAAGAAGCAACTTGATGACGCTTTAGACGAGCATGGTCTGACACGAAGTCAATTGGTTCCAAAAAGTATTCATGACGCTGCGGTAGATGCGGCAGTCAGATACAGCAATCTAGTCAAACAGAGTAAAAAACTAGCAGGACAGATACGTCTTGCCATTGGTGTTGATAGGACGTTGGGTCGCGGAGTCGCTCAACAAGAAGGAATTGAAGTTAAACTCAACGCGGAACTGGCAAGATTACGCAGTCTTTTAGATGATTTACCTGATTTGGTAGGTGTCGGGGATGCGCCAGGAAGACAGAATCTAGACGCTGCACGAAAGAACCTGAAACAAGCAATCGCATTGCAAGCGAAGACGGCGACAGCGGTAAGAAATGCGCGGTCTCAAGTAGCAGTCACAACAGGTAAATCCACTGCCCGTGCTGACGAATTACGTCGGTTAAACGCCCGGTATGACGCGTTGGTCAGTGCCCGTGTAGCGATGGTCGAAGATTCGATACTAGATGTTATCTACGGTGGGGGAACTGTTGGTCAGCAAGGCCGGAAGCAAGGCCGTTTTACCGCACTTGGCGTTCAAGAGACACAGGCTAGAAAAGCTACTGATGCAGCAGCAGGTCGAGTAGAGAGTGTTAATGCTCGTAAACGAACGCTATCTGAACTTGCTGACCAAGCTGATGAAGACTTACAAGTCGCCAAGGAATTAATTGCTGAGGCAGATGAGGGCTTACGGCGTGCGACTTCTGAAGCATTGACAGAAGCCGGACAGCGTGGGGCTACACGAACTAGGTCTGTCCAGTTGAATCGTGAGATTGAACGATTACAGAATAGATTGAACCGATTGCTTGACCCAGAGAAAGGAAAACTTGGAAGGGTGCGTGACAAGCAAGGTGCCCAACAAGCTGTACTAGCATTTTTAAGAGGCCAACAAGAAACACTAACTAGTGACTTAGTGGACGCGCAAAAAGCTGCTAGTGCTGCTAAAAGTGACCGTCGTGTATATATGAACCGCGTTAAGGATACCCATGTTATTGACGGAGCTTTGTGGGGGCCAAATCAGCCGACCAGCATAAGAGTTGAGCAATGGCGTAATAAATACTTTACCCCAGAAGATGCGAAATTGCTGGCAAAAGTCATCAATGTTGGTGAGCGTGAAGGTAACTGGTTTACTCGCGGCGTCGTGTCGTTGGTGAACGTAAAAAGGTCTTTGGTATCTACACTTGACGCCGCAGAGCCATTCATCCAAGGTCTTCCTGTGATGGCCTCCAACCCTAAAGCGTGGGGCGTGCAGACGGCAGTACATTACCAGGCTCTTTTAGACCCTACTGTGCAGAGTCGCCGTATCTATAAGAACCTAGCCGACTTCCAATGGCTGGCTCGTAATGGCGTCCCTATCGGCGACCTGGAGTTCTTTGCTGCGCTGGATACGGGTGAAGGTGTCTCATTTGCCAAGCTGTTTGAGATGCTACCGAAAGGAGACGCAGTTCAGCGATATTTCCGCACGGCTGGTAAGCAATCGTTTGGACGCTTCGGGGCCATGTACAACGCAGCCCTTGGTGAAGCACGGGTGCAGTTATTGCAGTCCACCAGGGTTGGTTGGAAGGGCACAGACGCAGAACTAGCTCAGTACATCCGAAACCTTACAGGCGGTTTGGATGCTCGTGCATTAGGCATAGGGCCAGGACGGATGTCTGCGGAAGGTTTCTGGGTAGCATTCTCGCCACGTTTACTCCGTTCGACCATAGCCTTGGTCGGTGATGCAGTCCGTGGCGGTGTTCCCTTAGAGATGGTGCCAAGAGCATTGGAGCCTGTTTCCCCCCGATTAAGTCGAGGGGTACAAAAGACCGTACTACGCGGGAAAGAAGCACCGGCTCCCCGCTATGATGTAGATATAGATTTGCCCGGTGGTGTACGCCAAGACGTTCAGCGTGAAGTCGTGGGTGGGTATTCTTCAACAGCGCAAGGACGACGAGCATTACGCACGTTGGCGACATTGGCAACTGGCGTGACCACCACTTACATCGTGACAGGGATGGCTCTTGGTAAGGATTGGGATGAGATTAAAGAAGGTCTTAATCCATTGAACGGCAAGCGGTTCTTATCCCACCAAATCAATGGTGACTGGATAGGCGTGGGCGGTCAGATACGCTCAATCACTCAATTAGTATCTGCTTTGGCTGTAGGTTCTTATCGACTTGCGACTACAGGAGAGCTTCCGATGCAAAGTGAAATCTTCTCTCGACGAGATAACCCGCTTCTCCAATTCCTCAGTGGTCGTGGTGCAATCGGAACGCAAGCCGTGCTGCAATTTGGCGAAGCTGGAGCGGCGGCAATGGGTGGCGAATTAGACCTCGACCCGTTCGAGCGTATCGATAGTTGGACAGACTTTGGCAAAGTGCAAGGTAAAAGTGCATTGCCTTTCATGTTGCAAGGCGTACTAGACGGTGAGAAATGGCCCACTGTCGCTGCTTCTGCTTTGGGTATGAGGACAAGTGAGTGGAACGAATACGATGGTCTGCGTGACAACAGAGGGGTGAGAGCAAAGCAACTGGAATCCTTTATCGCAGAGGAGAATATCCGTCCTGAAGCGGTACAGAATATCACAATGGATTTCGGGGCATTGAAGGGTCAAACCCTAGAGTTTAACCTGTCTCAGGAAATCGCTAGTTTTGGGGATTTACAGCCTCATGAACAGGAGTTATTCAGGACTCGTTATCCGCGTACTTTTGAGATAGAAAAACAACTGACCCGTGATTTAGCTGAATCACGTCAGCGTCCTGATTTCGCAGTCAGGCAGGTCAAAGCATGGGACGCTGAGGATGAAGCGGTAAAGACACAAGAAAAATCCGATGCTCGTTTTCAAGATGAGGATATAAGTAGAGAGGATTGGAAGGACGATTACGAAAAGAATATGTACAATTTGATGCTTAAGCGTAAGCATATATATGGCTACGAAGAGGAGGAGGAGCCAACTAGTGCGTTGGATGTTTTCTACGCCAAGATAGACGACCTTATGGCAGTCCATGAATCCTCAATCATGACTGACGTAATGTGGCAGGAATTAGCTACTTGGAGAGAAAACCAGCCGGAATGGTTCCAAGACCATGTGGATGCGAATACTGGTCTCAGTGCCCCAACAGAAGAGACTCGACGATTTGAACTCGCAAAGACTGTCTTAGGTGACAGATACTGGGGGGTAGTGGCTAATGTCCTTGAGTTCCCTGAAGCTAGTAGCCAGAGGAACACACGAATTTGGGCCGAGCCGGGAGAGCGAGAGAAGTTCTTTAAGATAACCCAAGATGAAGCTTATATTTACAACACAGCGATGGCAATGACGGATGGGCCGCGCAAAGACTTTATTACTGTGATGCCTGGAGAAGAAGGCACAATGATGGAGAAGATAAAAAACGGTCGGAAAGATTCCTTTAATAAAGTTGCCAGCCAAGTCAACCTTTTAAAGAAATTCATTCGGGCTGACGATAAAGAAGTAGGGAGCTACGTCAATAGATACTATCCGTCAGGTCTCAGTGCAGAGGCGCGTATCCAGAGGTTTTTAGATGAGCAACTTCAGGATATTTTAAATCCCCAGACTGGCGTAGGAGCTACGCCTTAAATTGACAGGAATTTACGGAAAGGTTTACACTTTCCGCAGTGATTACTCCTATTAAATACATGAGGAGCATCGCATGGTAACAACACCATCGCCGGACGAACCCGAAGTAGAGACCCAGCCAGCACAAGAAGTGGCTGAAGAGACTACTGATGAAATAACTGATATAGACTACAAGGCAAAAACAGCCGAACTGGAAGCTCAGGTCGAGAAGTTAAGTAATGACTTGCGTTCCAGGGGTGGTCAACGCCGTAGAGATACGGACAGGGATGCGGAACTCGCTGGTATTCGGGATAGTGTGGGTGCGCTTCAGAAGATATTCACTCTTTACATGGATGACCGTAAGATGGATATGTCGGATGAGGCCCAGACCCAGATATCACGGGTCAATAACGAGTTGGCTCAGGGACAGGCTACGCGGGACTGGAATTCCCGGTACGAGAAAGAGCAGACCCGTCTCATGTCCACCGTTCAGGACGAGAGTGACAATATCCTCATCAGTGAGGATGATGCACAGAAACTCCAGAGCGATTGGCAGGCAGCTTGGGCAGAAGGTTCTAAAGCTACCAGAGGTGACTTTGAGGATATCATCAATATCCAGATAGAAGCCGCCAAGATGGTTGCCCAAGAAGAACGCCGCAGGGCGACAGTCGAGCGTCAAAAACTTGCTGATGAAGCAAAGAACGCTGGCAAGAAAGCCCTGGAGAAAGCAGGTGTAGCTGACCTGGATACAGGTGCGGCTATCGCAGGCGGGAATGAAGAACTCCGTGGTTCAGCCCTTATAGAACGGGGGCTGCGAAAACGTAACCTATAAGGAAATAAAATGCCAACACTTTCTGAATATCAAAAGTTGGCTAACGACGATGTCACGGCTGGTGTTTTCGATAACATCATCACCGCATCTGAGTTGGCCCCATTCCTACAGTTCAGCAGCTTCAGTGGTAACTCCCTGGTCTACAACCGGGAGAATACACTGGGAGCCGCTGCTACTCATCAAGTAGGAGATGTCTGGTCTGACACTGAGCCGTCTTACACGAAGAAAACCGTGTCACTGACTACCGTTGGTGTCCAGCACCCTCTTGACCGTTTTGCCATGCAGACTGCCGACAACGTGCAGTCCCAAGAAGCCGTCCTCCTTTCCAAGATGGCTAAGTCCATCGTCCGAAAGCTGGAAGACCTTCTGATTAGTGGTAACTCTGGTAGCACTTCGACTGAGCCAGAGGGACTGACCTCTCTCCTCATCAGTGACTCTCGCCTCCTTATGATGGATGACGGCTCACAGCCTTCCACCATCGCTGGAGCAGAGACCGAACTTACCCTTGACCGCCTGGACGCCATGATTGACCTGGTGGAGAACGGTAAGCCGGACTTCCTGATGATGAACAAGACCATGCGTCGTAAGCTGACCTCCCTTGCCAGGGCGACTGGCTCTGGTGTGGTTCTGACTTCGGCTGATATGTTCGGTCACCAGTACACCCTCTACAATGGCATACCTGTAGTCATCAACGACTACATCTCCAACTCTGAGACCTACGAGAACGCCGGTGGCTGGGGTTCCTCCACTGCTACTACCATCTATGCCTGCAAGACAGGTC